ACTCATCAAGCTGAATTCACTTTGGGCCAGTTCATGGATGCCTTCCAGCTCGTCGCACCAGATGTTGTTCAATCGTTCCATAATCAGTTTACGCATTTTCATCCTCGTCTCGTTTGATACGCCAGGCCATCGCAGTACTGAAAATCAGCAATGGGATCAACAACAGAATCCATAACCAGTGGCGTTGTTGGGCAAGCATACTTACCCAAAGTACTGCCTGGAAGTCAAAAAAGCTAAACTTATACGAGAATAAAAAGTACTTGAGACTACTCCAAAATGTTTTCATAGTTCGTCCTTGAATACTTCTTTACGGTCTAAGGTAATGCGTGGCACAGAGATTGAATTGCCGCTGACAAATTTAGCACGAACCAAGCGTCCAATGGCAGCATCGGCTTCAATGTCAGCCATACGTGCTAGACATTGCTCTACGGTCTTATGTCCAAATTCAATTAGCTTATTCAGCTCTGCAATTTTTTCTGCGTCTGTTAGATTGTTCATTTGTCGACTCCGATTATTTCAACATATTTTTAAATACAGAAACCAAACGGCGTCGCAAACGCTCTTGACGAGCCTCAGAAGGACCAATACCATAACGATCGTAGTATTCACCAATTGAAAGTTCTGTGTAAAACTTAACAGCTTGGTATGCTGATTTAAATCGTTTCCTAAACTGGTATACCTCACCTCGAGATTCCAAAGACCAGTTAAGGACAATTTGTTTAACGGTTTCAACTCGAACGGGCAGTATTTGTGTTCTCATACTGTGTCCTTACTCTGCCTTCATGCAAGTGACGGTTGCCATGTCTTTCCATTTGAGAGGAAAGCTCTTACGCAAGTCAGCAATTTTAATTGCCATACGCAAGCTCATCTCACGGAAGCGATTGGCATTGTGACACATGAAGTCAATGATCTCGTCTTGTGTTTCTGTGTCGAACTCATACTCTTCAAACAACTGACCGTCGTTTGCAATTTGGCGAATACGCAACAGCTTGTCACGCATGGTGTCAAGTGTCAAGTCCAAGTAGTGACAACGTGACTGGAGTGCATCCAAGTGATCACGCAACTTTTGGCTTTTCATCTTGTCAAACTTCAAGTTGGTGATGAAGATCACAGTGCCATTGAAGTTGAACTGGTCTGGAATGCCTTCGCGGCGCAGAGTGCTGGACTCTGACAACCAAGAAATCTTACGCTTCTTGCCTGTGTCTAATGCGCCTTTGAGTAAGTTCAAGCTGACATCATCAAGCAGGATGCTGTCGCAGTCATCAAACACAAGAACGCAATTCTTGTCGCTGTACTTGTACAAGGTCTGATACAGACCAATTGGAGTAGCAGAGCCTTTGACAACTTCTGCACGGAGACGCTTGCCCGAGATCTTGTCAAACAAGCAGGCAGCTTCAACAATCTTTTCAACGCCGTAGCTCTTACCCACGCCTGGGGGACCGGATACAATCATTGCACGGACGTCACCGGCTACAGCAGCCTTAGTCATTTCGTCTAGGATTTCAAAACGGCCGCGGATACGAGCCATAACTTCTTCATCTGTTGCTTCTGGGGCAGGTGCTGACTTGGCAACAGGGGCAGTGGCATCTGCACCCATAATTTCAATTTCGTCAATGCTGTCAACTTTGACACGAGCAATGCCGTATTCGGGGCCAAAGAATCCCTTGCTGTCAACAGTCACAAAGCCGCCTTTTGCGCCGGCTGTGAAGTCTTTGACTAATTCAAACACTTCGTTGTGTACGGGTTTATTGCGATAAACGCCGTTGCGGATTAGGACTTGAGTCATTTACTGCTCCTGTTTTGTTAGTGTATAGCTATTATAGCCGATATATCATTACCGGTCTACCATTATTTGACTGTTGTTTTTATGCAACAAGTGCGACACGCATCATTTTGAGGTTGCTGTCTGTAGCACAAAGACGCACACTTCTAAGTTGATACATGTCTGAAATCTGTACTAAACATTCAACATCAATCCAGGGTGTAATTTTGTCATTAGCAGCAGGGCTAAGAGCGATGTTTTTAATAGTGCCAAACTTGGCGCCGGCTGCGCTTTCCCAACGTACTTGATTGCCAATTGCTAAATTCATCTTTTGTTCCGTTTTGCTAGTGTATAAACATTATAGCCGAAATGCCATTACTGGTCTACCACTATTTTTGTGGTATTTTTGCCACAAAAAAGCCCCAAAAATGGGGCAAATTTGTGTTGTTTTCTTACAACAGTTTATACAACTGGCGGATAGATGTTTGTTGAGTCATATCCTGCTATAACATTCATTGTGGCTGTTAGCACTTGTCCTGGGCCTAGTACCCAATACCATTGTCCGTATTCGCCAGGTACTCTTGCTACAGTTTGTGCAGTACCGTCAATAGAAACGCTGCTTAACGGATCGTATATGACTTCGCCATTGTCTGTGTAGTAGTAAAAAGGCACATAATTATTCGGGCCCGAAGTAGCATAAGGACCCGATGGAAGAGCCGGATCAATGTATTTGAAGTAGTTGGCCACGCTTTTGGACATCAAAAACGTACCGTCGGCTACTGTGATTTCCAGGGCTTGAGTGCCTGCAAATTCTAATGTGCTGGTCCATGAGTATAATTCTACGCCAAGATTTTCGCCTGGAACAATAGGCATATCTGGAACAGGTTGATTCAGGGTGGCAATATCGCCATTGAAAATTTCCACTCCGCCAAGCGTGACTACGATTGTAGCAGCAGTGGCTCCATATCCTTGTCCGTATTGTTTGAAAGTTCTTGTAGTCATACATCTCTCCGATTGCAGTTATTTATGCTGCTGCATTCAAATTATTCAGGCAAATCAATACCCGGCTGAATATTGACAGTACAACTGAATGTGCCACCGTCGGGAATTACCCAGTACCATTGCCCAGTGGTATTTGATGAACGTTCTCTTGTTTGTACAACACCATTGATCACAACATCAGTCAAGGGATCTTTAAATGTAACTCCGTCAATCACAGTGGTAAAAGGCATGCAGAATCGATCAGGGCCGCCCGGCAGCAGTGGTGGTGGATATGTAGGGCTAGTTAAATCCCTATATAATCCATAGGTAGCTAAGGTATCTGTCAGCAAGTATATGCCACCAGAGACTGTGATTGTCATGGCATGCGAGCCGGCCCATTCTTTAGGGTCAGTCCAGGCAAACAAATCTACACCGTGAATTTGATGATCCGGGAATACTGGTAGCTGTGCGGCCACTGGATCAACGAAGCGCATACAAGTTTCAACACCGTCTAGTGTAGCCACAATACCCACTGGTTGTACACCGTAGGCTTCGCCCATTTGTTTAAAATTTCGTATAATCATATCAATTCCAATATTGTGCTATTACAGGGTCTATTACTTCGTGAGGTTTAGGGCGGCCGTGAAAAATTATAACAGCAGTCTCGGGTTCTATTACTGTACCAGCATTGGGATGTCGATACTGCCGTGTACGCATATCCATTCCGCCATCTTTGCATTGCCAACGCCAGCTTTTTATTGTGTCAATATCAATAAATCTTCGATCCTGGTCTGACAGTACTGTGTTAAGATAGTCCTGGTCGCCGTGAAAAAGTTTAACAGTGGCATTGATATTTTTACTGGCAAAGTCGTCCCATATCCAGGCAAATTTTTTGGTATCCCATATCATAACGCTAGAGTTGATTCCGTTCCAGGTAGTGCGCCAAAGATACTTGAAATCCTTTATTGCCCAAAAGTATTGCTCACTTAACTGCCACATCCAATCTATATTTTTAGTAATCACTGTATCAAGATCCAAGTATAAGATGCGACCTAAATTGTGTCTAGGATCGAACATCTGCATCTTGTACCACCAGGATTTTTTGGGACCTGCAATGCCCGGCCATTCTTGCAGTTCATGTTTGACAAACGGTGCCGGCACAGCTCTACCAGGTTCTGTAAACACATGCAAGATAATTTCACTGCTACAGTTGGCTTTAAGCATGTTGTATAGCCGCTCAACATAGATCCAGTCGTATGCAGTACCGTGTATTACACAAGCACAGTGATGAGCCGCTGGGTGTTTCATTCTACAAAACTGTTAGGTACAAATATAGCATCGCCAGTGACTTCAAGTTCACAATAGTTTAATTCTGTTAACATTTCCTGGAACTTGGAATCGTCGTATTTGTGCATACTCTTACGAGCATCACCATGCCCGTATTCAACAAATAGAATAGGCTGATGTTCGCGTATAGTTGACATGGCGCCGCGAAGAACCTCATACTCCCATCCTTCCACATCAATCTTAATAAGACTTACAGATTCAAATTTAAAATTGTCAAGTGGTACAACATCTACTAAAAACTTGTGTTTGTCTGGCATAGTCGCGGCCACGTGTTCGTCTAACATTTGAAAGCTGCCCGAGTTATTGGGACTACGGTATGCTGCTTCTAATGTTTTTGTTTCATAACTACATCCAACAGGATGGTAAGTAATTTGATCTTTGTATTCTGCAGTATTCTCTAAGAGACATTCATAATGGCTGGGATTGATTTCAAAGCAATCAACTCGTTTGAATCCTGCCATCAGCCAGTGTACAGTGGTAATGCCCACATGTGCTCCAACGTCAATGACATTTTGTTTGTCTTTGACCAGTTCAATGATTCTGTCGCGCCCGTTTCTGTTCCATCCAATTCCAGCTTTATTTGTAAAGTATTCGTTGGCAGGATCAATTATTTTATTGCTTGGTAATTTAAATGTTTTCACTTGTTGCCCCATGGGTTAATTCCGTTACTCCAGAATATGTTTATGCGTTTTAGTATGCTGAGTATCCGAGGTGTCAGACCAGCACCACCGTCAGCTTCTGCTCGCATTTTTCCTTTTTTTGCCACTGTGTTCCAACCGGAGCCTGACATAATATCAGCAGCAGCTTGCTCGGGTGTTTTGCCAATCTTGGGTTCCCAGGTACGCCATTCACGTATGCTGCCCATGGACTTTGCTTTGGTTTCAGCGTCACCCATTTTGGTAAAGTGCCAACCACCAGTCACAGGATGGAATAATGTTTTTTCTGTTTTGCCTTCTACAAATCGCAATGCTTTATTTTTACTGCAATAGAATTCTGCCATTGTGGTAATGTCTTTAAACTTGGCCATCTTGCTGCCAGGCCATCTAGGTATTCCCGGAGTGATCCAGTCTACAAAGCAAGTACGATTTTCATGATTCCATACCACTTGTCCGTGAACGTGATACGCTTCACAAGCTTCTTCCCATAGTTCTATTTCCCAGAATTCATCTAAGTCATTCATGATGACCCAGTCCTCGGGATCTGCCCATTTTTGCATTTCAGTCAGGGCCATCTCGCGTGTGCCATTTTCTACCCATTTCTCTTGTACACCATCAGCATCGTTTAACCACTCGTCTGGCCACGTAGCAACAACATAATGTATCTTGGCTTGTATGTCTGCGGGTAGTGTGGGAATAATTTCTGCAAAGAAAGGTCGGTTGGGCTGGTGGCGCCAGGTCTGATTACTTTCAACAACAATGAAGTCTGTGACTACGTCATTGAGATATTCAAATCTGGCTTTAACTAAATCTACTTCGTTAAGGAATGTAAATGCGTCTATTACTCTCATGCGGGTTCCATTATGTAATCGTGCCGATCGTGCCAAATCTGTTTATATCCCCAACTGCACAATAGATCCAATGCAGTTGTATGATCCTTATTAAGCTCTTTATCTAACACTTTATTTTCAAAACTAATTTCAATCGCAATAAGCGGTCGTTGGCCACGTATAGTTTGTTCTGCTCCGTGCAGCACTGACAGTTCGTGCCCTTCAACATCAATCTTAATCATGTCAACATCAGTTAAATTTAAACTATCTAATGTTACAGCTGGCACTTCAATAGAGGACCAATGTTTTGATAAGATATCTGCGGAAGAAACAATCTGATTAATTTCGGATCTTCTGCCAACAGCAAAAATTACTGTGTCTGTTTTATCACTAAGTGCTACTGGCTTTAAATCAACATTGTCTCTGGTACAGTTTTTTTCAAGACAAGCAAAAATTAGTGGTGTAGGTTCAAATGCTGTAACATGTTGCCAGCGTTGAGCAAAATATGCTGTCATGATTCCTATGTTGGCTCCGATGTCAACTGCGTGCCGTTGTGTACGACCGGCAAACCAAAGATTTATAGCTTCCGCCATTGATTTGTTGGTGACAACTTCGCCCCATGCTGTATTAGCGTGATCTTTAAATCGAGTAACATCATCCTCTAAAAACCACCAATTCCCAATCTTTGTTATTTTGTTCATGGTAATATTTAGCACCATTAAACACCTATATAAATATCCGTATGAAACCTATCCCCATTTTTATCGGATATGATCCCAGAGAAGCGGTGGCATATCATGTTTGTGCAAATAGCATTATACGACATGCTAGTAAACCTGTTGCTATCATTCCCTTGGCTTTGAATTTGTTCGAGGACTACAAAGAAACGCACACAGACGGTAGCAATCAATTTATCTACAGCAGATTCTTAGTGCCGCACTTGATGGATTACACTGGGCATGCTATTTTTATCGACGGCGATATGATTGTGCGTAGTGACATCACAGAGCTGTGGGGCTGGCGACAGGATCATTATGATGTACAAGTAGTTAAACACAACTACGAAACATGCATGAAAGAAAAGTACCTGGGTTCAAAGAACGAAAACTATCCTCGCAAGAACTGGAGCAGCGTTATTATATGGAATTGTGAGAGCCCAGCCAATCAATGCTTGACCCCAGAGTTTGTTCAACGATCCACAGGTGCAGAGCTACATCGTTTTACCTGGATTCGAGATGAACACATTGGCGATTTGCCAGCAGAATGGAATTGGTTGCCAGACGAATATGGCCCTAACTGCAATGCAGACTTGTTGCATTATACCTTAGGTGCTCCTTGCTTTCACGATTTTGCTACCACTCCAATGGCAGATGAATGGCATCGTGAACGAATGCTTGCAGAGTATTGCTTACAAAGAGGCAGTAAATGAACGAAGATTGGGTATTCTTAAGTAAAAATAATCAAGACGAGTATATCAACATGCTAGCCCGTAGTGCTGGCACAGAACCGACCGACAGTGATTACTTTGATTTCCATTATGATGTTGAAATGGATCACAGAAAAGTTGTGCTGCGTGGTATACTCAAATACAAACTCATGCACAAGTGTTGGGCAGGCTCACACGATTTCTGGTACATGGATTCAGGTTACGTGGGCAATAATGTTGGCAGTAAAAACAGCCATGGCTCAAAGCTTTATCACAGAATAGTAAAAAATGATCTACAACAGAACACAATAAAAGAACGACCTGCTGACAGATGGCAAGCATTAGGTATCACCCTGCATCCGCGTCGGACAGGATCAAAGATTATAGTAGCAGCACCAGACGAAAAACCCTGCAGATTTTACGGAATTGATCAGGCCAAATGGGTAGAGGAAACTGTTGCACAACTTGCACAACTAACAGATCGGCCTGTTGAAGTAAGACAACGGGCTCCGAAAAGAATTGACAGAATTGTAACTACTCCACTAAATCATTTACTAACACAAGATGTACATGCTGTGGTCACATTCAATAGCGTTGCCGCAGTAGAATCTATACTGGCAGGGGTGCCGGCATTTGTATTGGCACCCAGTCATGTGGCTCGGCCTGTTGCAAATACCACACTTGATAAAATAAACGAACCGTTTTGGCCAGATCGTGCCTTGCTAGATGCTTGGTGTCATAGTCTGGCATACGGGCAATATCATGTGAGAGAGCTTAAAGATGGAACAGCATTTAGGATGATGCAAGAATGAAAGTCGTAAGTTATACAGCTACTTTACCTAAGAAAGAAGTATACACACCAGAATCTTTGCAAAAAGCACAGGATAAAAGCAACACGCTTAGATACTTTGCACAGGGTGTATCAAAATTTGGTGACGAGGGAATCATAGAAGATTCAGCAGTATATCAACCAAGCCCTGTTGCTGTAATCTTAGGCTGGGTTCACGAAGAAGGCAAGACTGCACCACATTTACAATTGCGACAAGATATTCTCAACGGACAAAAACAGTCCAACAATCGTACTATCATAGCAGACTCAAATTTGTTTCTGTATAAAAATACAAACAATCCAGGCTATTGGCTACGCTACAGCTACGACGGAATATTTCCCAACACAGGCGAATACTGCAATCAAAATCCTGACCCTGCTAGATGGATAGAAATACAAAAACAGTTAGGAGTTAAATTGGCCAACTGGAGAACTCGTGGTGATCATATTTTACTATGCTTACAACGAGACGGCGGCTGGAGTATGGCAGGCTGGGACGTGTTAGATTGGGCTATTAAAACTATCACAGAAATAAGAAAATATTCTGACAGACCCATTAGGATTAGACCGCACCCGGGCGATAAAAGAGCTGTCAAATACTGCGAGAGATTAATAAAGCTCTGCACTGGTAGAAGACTATTAAACATACATCTAAGTGAATCGGGTAGTAGTCTTGTTCGCGATTTCAAGCAGTGCTGGGCTGTGGTTAGTCATAACTCCAGCCCTGGTGTAGCAGCGGCCATTGAAGGTGTTCCAGTATTTGTAACTGACCCAGAAAGAAGTCAAGCAAAAGAAGTTGCGTGTAGTGAGATTTTTAAAATTGAGAATCCACTCATGCCTGATCGTCAATCTTGGATAGAAAAAATTTCGCAGTTTCACTGGAGCCACAACGAGTTAAAATCTGGGGAGTGCTGGGCGCATATGAAAGGATGGGCAAATAAATGATTGAAGTTATTACAAGTTTTAATCAGAGATATTATGATCTCATCGGCAAGGATAGTGTAAGAAGTTTTCTTAGATACTGGCCCAAGGAACTAACTCTAACTTGTTATGTAGAAGAATTTAAATTAGCCACTCGCAGTAAAAGAATAAAGCAAATTGATTTTTCTAAATTAGAGCCTGATTATGCTCAGTATCAGGCGGATACAACTCTAAGACAGTCAGATAAAAAGTTTGCTAAAAAAGCGTACAGTTTTATGCACGCCATGAATAATAGCACCGCCGACTGGATAGTATGGGTTGATGCCGACGTAATCACTGCTAAGAAACTGCCAATATCTGTATTGACTGATTTATTACTGCCCGAATGTTTAAGCATGTATATGGGTGTGATCTACGACAAAGGCAAGGACGGACAACCCGGCAACT